GTCAAACACTAGGTAAATTTGACGATGAAATGAACGACTTCTACGTTGCAGCAGCAGACGTAGCAAATAGAAATAAATCACTTGCTGATATACAAAAAGAAATTGAAGCCAGCCTAAAGAAAAACAGAGATGATGCTGCTAAAGGTGTTGGAGACATAATTGATCCAGCAGCAATTAAAACATTCAAAGAAAATATTGCACAAGCATCAACAGAATTTACAACAGCACTAGGCAGTATTGATCTTAAACCACTAGAAAGTGTATTCACTCAAGCACTTGACGCAGCAGAAAAATATCTTGTTCCAGCACTTCAAAAGGCAGCAGACAACTTTCCGTTATTCCTTACAGCAATGGGCGGCGCCAATCTTGCACTGAAAGCATTAGAACTTGCAGCAGGTGCAGCAGCCGCAGCACAAATGCTAGGGTTAAGAAGAGGCCCAGGAGCCGGAGCATCTACTGCTACAGGAAATAAACCAAAGCCAAAACCAGGTGCAGGTGCTGCTAAAGGCATATTAAGAAGATTCGGACCACTAGGACTAGCATATGGTCTATACGAAGGTTATCAATCTTACAGCGCGATTGACGAATCTTTAGCAGCAGGAGAAATTACTGAAAACCAAGCAACAGTTCAAAAATCAGAATCTGTCGGTGCAACCGCAGGTGGCACAGGAGGTGCTATGGCTGGCGCAATGGCCGGCGCTGCTATTGGTTCGGTCGTACCTGTGGTTGGAACTGCTATTGGCGGATTGATTGGTGGTGCAATTGGATGGTGGGCAGGTTCGAGTGCAGGCGGTGCTATTGGTGAAAAAATTGGCGAAGGTCTTGTTGGCGAAGACACTATCAGAGATGTTGAAGATAAAATTGCAAACTTAAATGCTGCTATTGCAGAAGACAGTTGGAGTTCAGTTGGTTTTAGTGCAGATGATGAAAAACGAGAACTTGAACAATTACAAAAAGATCTAGCACTACTTAAACAGAAAAAAGCAGAAGAAGAACGAGCGGCTGCAACAACAGCAGATGGTGTTCCAAAAAATCCAGACGGTACGTTATCAGACGATCCGAATGTAGGAACCGAAGAAACTCCTTCAACAAATGCAACTGATGCTCAAAAGACACTAGAACAACAAGCAGCAGAAGCAGAAAAGAAAAAAGCAGAAGAAGAAAGAAAACGATTAGAAGAAGAAAAGAAAAAGCAAGAAGCCTTAGACGGTGTACCAATGAGTGAGAGCTCTCAGAAAACTCCAGACCAACTATTATCCGAGTTAAATAGTAGTATGAACCAATTAGTACAATTGGCGACTACACAAACTATGCTTGCCAAAAAACAACTTGGTGTTACTGGTGAAAATGTTGGTGACTTATACGGAGCGGTATAGTAAAATAAGGACTTGATTTCTTTTGAAAAAGGATGTATAATATAAAATTATGAGTTGGAAAAAATACTTTACACCCGTAAATGCCGATAATACAGGCGGTAGTTACAGTCCAATAAGTGGCGGTGGCCGCCCAGGACCTGCACGAGCAAACTATAGTTCATATCTACCAGATGTTTATGCTGGTGCACCAAATCGTATTGAACGTTATATGCAGTACGACACAATGGATATGGATTCAGAAGTAAATGCTGCACTTGACATCCTAGCAGAATTTTGTACAGATAAAGATAGAGAAAATACTACACCGTTTCATTTCCATTTTAGAAACGCTGCAAGTAATATTGAAACAAGATTACTTAAAGACGCATTACAAAAATGGGTAAAACTAAATCAAATTGACAAGCGTATTTTTAGAATTGTAAGGAACACATTTAAGTATGGAGATTGCTTTTTTATTAGGGATCCAGAAACTAAAAAACTTTTATACGTGGATCAAACCAAAGTCACAAAAATTATTGTTAACGAATCCGATGGAAAGGTTCCCGAGCAGTATGTTGTAAGAGATATTAATTTTAACTTTACAAGTTTAGTAGCAACAACTCCACATAATACAACTAACACTTCACCTAGCGGAACGAGTTCATATACTTCCGGGGGTGGATTTGGTAGAGGAATGGCAGGCCAAGTTCCTACACCATCAGGCACTAGGTTTCAAAGAGAAGCAAATGAAATTGCCGTAGATGCAAAACATATGGTACACATTTCATTATCAGAAGGATTAGATCAAAATTATCCTTTTGGTAATTCACTTTTAGAAAGTGTTTTTAAAGTATACAAACAAAAAGAGTTATTAGAAGATGCGATTATTATCTATCGTATCCAACGTGCGCCTGAACGTAGAATTTTTTACGTTGACGTAGGTAATATGCCTGCGCATATGGCTATGAGCTTTGTTGAAAAAGTTAAAAATGAAATTCAACAAAGACGTATTCCAAGTGCAACAGGTGGCGGAACTAGTGTTATTGATGCTAGTTATAATCCACTTTCAACAAACGAAGATTACTTCTTCCCACAAACAGCAGAAGGTAGAGGATCTAAAGTTGAAACATTACCAGGTGGTACTAACCTAGGCGAAATTACAGACCTACGTTACTTCACTAATAAGTTATTCCGTGCTTTACGTATTCCGGCAAGTTATTTGCCTACAGCAATTGACGAACAAGCAAACACAGTATCAGACGGTAAAGTAGGTACAGCATATATTCAAGAATTACGCTTTAACAAGTATTGTGAAAGACTACAAGCAAATATTGTAGAATCGTTAGATATGGAATTTAAAATGTGGTTAAACAGTGCAGGTGTTAACATTGATCCTAGTCTGTTTGATCTTAAATTTAATCCACCACAAAACTTTGCAGCGTATCGTCAAGCAGAATTAGATACTACAAGAGCAAATATTTTTGGTGCAATTCAACAAGTACCTCACTTATCAAAACGTTTTGCACTAAAACGTTATCTTGGTTTAAGTGCAGAAGAGATTGCAGAAAACGAAAGACTTTGGAAAGAAGAAAATGCAGGTAACTTACAACCACCTACTGATGCAGCAGGTGAAATGAGAAGTGCAGGCATTACTCCAGGTGGTATGGAAGCAGAGATGGGAGACCAAACTGCTGAAGCACCTGAAGATATGGCAGCAGCGGCTGAACCAGCAGGCGGAGAAGGGGATGCGACAGGCGGCACAGAAACTCCTGCCTAGTCATAAATAGTAATATGCTTCTAAGAGAATTTTTATATTTTAATGACGAAATAAATGACTTTGCTGTTGATCGTAGATACGACAACGACAAGGATAGTTCCGTTATGAGACGTGACGATACTAGAAAAGTCAGACTTACTCTTAGACAGATTAACGAGATAAGAATGCAGGCTGAAGCACACGCTGCCGAGAAAGAATCGGAACTAAATTTTGTAAGGCAGATGTATGCAGCACCAGTTGAACCACAAGAGTAATAAGAAACGCTTCCAAAATGATCCTGCTTTTGTTCTAGGTAACGGAAACAGTAGATTATCAATTGATTGTCCTAGTCTGATTAATAAAGGCACAATCTATGGTTGTAATGCACAATACAGAGAATTTGACCCGCATTTTTTAATTGCAGTTGACGTTAAAATGGTTAACGAATTAATTGATGCTGACTATCATAAAAAAGGCACAGTTTGGACCAATCCAAATAAAGGCATAAAAACTAAATCAAATATTAATCTATTTTCACCCCACAAAGGTTGGTCAAGTGGACCAACAGCACTATGGTTTGCTGCAAGTAACGGTCATAAAAACATATACATTATAGGCTTTGATTACGCAGGTAATAAAGGAAAGTTTAATAATGTGTATGCAGATACTTTCAATTATAAGAAAAGTACTGATGCAGCAACGTTTTTTGGTAACTGGTTAGGACAAACAGAAAAGGTTATTAAGGAGTTTAGAACTACTAAATTCTTTAGAGTTGTTGAAGAAGGCGGCTTTATACCTGATAAACTAGGTCCTCAACACGGTAATTTGACACATATTAGTAAGGAAGAATTCGAGAATACGTTTCCGGAAAGTATATATCAAAGCAAAACGAATCAAAAAACTACCATTTAACCCCATTTTTATAAGTAAAATGTAAATACATTAACAAACAGCCTTATGAAAATCAATATATAGGAGAATAAAATGGCAGATCAAAAAACAACATTAGAACAAATGCTTGAGCATTTAGTTAATGATGACACTGCGAAAGCAGAAGAATTATTCCACGAGTATGTGGTAGCAAAATCACGTGAAATTTACGAAAACCTTATTGAAGAAGAAATGGAAGATGAGGATGTAAAAGAAGACTCAAAAGACGAAGAAGTTGATGAGGCTTCAAAAGACGATGATAAAGAAGAAGATAAAGTTGACGAAGCATCAGACGAAGAAGTAGATGAATCATCAGATGATGAAGAAGTTGACGAAGAATTTGAAGAAGTTGCTGTAGAAGCCGACGATGAAGATCCAATGGATGCTATGGGCGGCGACGCAGGCGACGATCTAGAAGCAGATATTACAGGTGATGACGAAGATGGCGATAAAGAGCCAGAAGAGTTATTCCAAGATCTAGATTCAATTGTTGATGAATTACAAGCAAAGTTCGACGAAATCAAAGGCGGTGATGAAGAAGCCGGCGACGATATGGATATGGGCGATGAAGAAGACAAAGAAGAAATGTTTGCTCCAGAAGCCACTGAAAAAGACGAACTAGAAACAATGCGTGAGTATGTTGAAAAAGTAGCAGGTGGACACGGTGCTGAAACAAAAGGCGGCGCAGAATCTGCAGACAACAAAAAATCAGTTGTTGACAATATGAAAAATGATATGGGCGGTACTGCTGCTAACATCGCAAAAGGCGGTGAGTCAAACGAAAAGAATGACGGTGGTTTAGCAGACATTAACGCTAAAGAAAACAATGCTGGTAATGTTAACGTTCCAGGCGCTAAAGGTGCAACTAAGATGTCCCCTGAAAAAGGACACGGTGCAGAGAAAAAAGGCGCTGGCGAAAACGCTGACAACAAGCAATCAATTTTCCGTGGCCGTAGATAACAGAGGGTATAAAGGTTGAAAACTACACTAGCAGAACATCTGAGCTTCGATCAGGCTAAAATCGTAATTGAGCGTGATGAAGGCGAGGGCAAAACGTTACACTTGAGTGGTATCTGTATTCAAGGTGACATTCGTAACGCTAACCAACGCATTTATTCTTCGCAAGAAATTGATAGGGCTGTCAAAACGCTCAACGAACAGATTTCTGGGGGGTATTCAGTGCTTGGTGAAGTCGATCATCCTCAAGATTTACGTATCAACCTCGACCGTGTATCGCATATGATAACAAAAATGTGGATGGACGGTCCTAACGGTTACGGAAAACTAAAAATGCTTCCAACACCAATGGGCCAATTAGTTGGCACAATGTTGGAAAGCGGAGTTAAACTTGGAGTTAGCTCAAGAGGTTCAGGAGAAGTAGACGGAGAAGGTAACGTTAACGGTTTTGAAATCATTACTGTTGATGTTGTTGCACAACCAAGTGCACCGGGTGCTTATCCTACACCAGTTTATGAACACCTTATGAATGAAAAAGGTGGTTTCCAGGCGTTTAAATTAGCACACGAAGTACAAGGCGATCCACAGGCACAACGTTATATTGCAGAATCCTTGAAAAAAATAATTTCAGGGTTAAATCATTAGGAGAATCACAGATGTTAGATTTTGTAAAACAATTGTTTGAAAACAATGTGATTTCCGAAGAAGTCAAGTCGGAAATTGAAACCGCTTGGGAAACCGCAGTTCAAGAAAACCGTGACACAGTCGCAACTGGTTTACGTGAAGAATTTGCACAGAAGTACGAACACGATAAAGCTCAAATGGCAGAAGCAGTTGAGAAAATGCTTTCAGACAGAATTACTGCTGAATTATCTGAATTTGCTGAAGACCGTCAGGGACTTATCGAGGCTAGAGCCAAATATGCTAAGAAAATTAAGGATGATTCTAAAGCAATGGAATCATTTGTTCTTAACAATTTGAAAAAAGAACTAGACGAACTTCGTGAAGATCGTAAGTCAGCAGCAGGCAATGTTGCTAAGTTAGAATCTTTTATCGTGGATGCATTAGCGAAAGAAATCGCAGAATTCCACTCTGATAAAAAGGATCTTGCTGAAACCAAAGTTAAATTGGTTAGAGATAGCAAGGTTAAATTCGAAGCAATCAAGAAAGACTTTATTAACAGAGCTTCAACAGTAGTTGAAAACACTGTACGTAAAGGCTTGAAAGCAGAGATGGGTCAGTTAAAAGAAGACATCGAAGCAGCTCGCAGAAATGACTTTGGTCGCAGAATTTTTGAAAGTTTCGCAAGTGAGTATGCAGCAAGTCATCTAAATGAAAAATCAGAGACTGCAAAACTTATGAAAGTTGTAAAACAATCACAAGAAGCAGTTAAAGAAGCCGAAGCGAAAGCAGAGGAAATTCAGAAGTTGGCAGAAAGCAAAGACACAGAAATTGCTCGTATGAAAAATGCAGCTCAGCGTAGAGAAGTAATGTCAGAATTGATGTCACCTCTTAACAAAGAAAAGCAAGAAGTAATGAGTGAACTTTTAGAATCTGTACAAACAGATAAACTACACGCAACATTCGACAAGTATATTTCGGCCGTAATGGAAGGAAGCACACCAAAGAAAGTGGCGTTGAACGAGGCTAAGGAAGTAACAGGCGATAAACAAACACAGGCACAAATCAACGGTCAAGAGAATAAGACCGCTGAGATATTTGACATCCGCAGGCTTGCGGGACTTAAAATTTAAGGAGATAAACAAAATGTCACAATTATTAGAG